CCTGGGTCCCTCCCTGGTCAAAGGAAAAGGTGACGGTGGAATTTACCGGGTCAACTTTTGAGATAGCACCCCACCCCCGTTCGCCTGCTGTCTTGCGTCCATGACATTGAATACAAAGCACTTGTAGATTGGCTTCATCGTATACAGCGCCACCTTCAGCAATAGGTCTTATGTGGTCTATGTGTAGCTCACGGTCGAACAGTGGTACTGTCTTGCATGCATCACACACTCCACCACGACGCATTAGTATAGCCTGCCTATACTTTCGCCACTTGGTGCTTGAATATAGGGGGTTGTTTGCCACTATGCGCTTGGCTTGGCTCTTATGTTTTAAATAATTCGGCATTAACTACTATAACTACTATAACTACTTTTTTACTAAAACACTTCTACACTACTATACCTATGCTATTATATGTTTATAATAAAGTAGTAGTTAGTAGTTAATCCTTAGAAAGGTTGAGCGTTAGGGTTTATAGGTGCTAAGGCCTTGACCATACGTACGTTATCCCCTCCCGTGTGAATCATTAGTTTAAGCCCTAAAGCATTAACTACTCCGCGTATCTTATTACGTGCAAAGGGTCGGTTTGACGTTTCTAGGCAGTAGCTAGTATAGCCTCGGTAAAAGTCGGTAAAGGTCATTTCCTGCCCTTCGTACATGCTTAGGGTTTCGTCGTGCCAGCTTTGCAGGCTGTTTATAGCACGCCTAAACTCTTGCAATTCTACCACGTTGCTAGGCACTATTGTAAAGCTTCGGTTAGCCTTTAGCCTTAGTAATCCATTATAAGCCCATTGTATAATGCCTGGCATTTCCTTGGTTAGTTCCTTCGCTAGGCTCCAGTCTTCACGACCTACAAAGCTGTTATTAAGGCTTATTACCATTAAACGCCTAAATACTCCATTACTTATGTCGTCAACCATAGGCAGCCCGTTGGTCGCAAATGCAAATTTTGCATATGGCGTAAAGTCGAAAGGCTTTTTATACTTTGGGTTGGCCGTCAATACTTCGCCTGCTACCGCCTTTTTAAAGCCCGTAGTGCCCGTACTGTCTTTATAGCTGATTTCCGTAGCTATGTTCAGCCAACTGCCCGCTAATCGCTCTAAATTGCGTTGCTCGTTAAGCTCGTGCCATTCTAAGCGTGTGCAGTATGGTACCATGGCAGCCAGCACCTCTAATAGCACGCTCTTACCATTGCCGCCGTCGCCGTACAATACTAGGGCTTTGTGTAGGTTTAGGCTTCGGTCCAGGCAGTAGCCGAACCATTCTTGAATTAACAGCGTCTTTTGATGTGCGTCCTCGTCCCCTTTAAACACTTGACCGAGAAAGTCAAGCCATTTGACCGGAAAAGCCAGCTGGTCGAACTCGTAAGGTATGCACTCGGTTACTTTGTGCGGGACCTTATATTTTGGGTTCGTAACAAATTTACCGGCCTTTACGTAACCGTTTGTAAACGGTATTATATCTAAGTTGTCCGGGTTAGCTGCTAGCTTTTGCGCTAAATACTCAATTATGTACGTGGTTTTGGCCTGCGTGCCTTTGGCCTTTAGCATGTCAAAGCATAAGATACCTAGCTCCTCGCGGGTTAGTTCTTTGTATTCGTTTTTCTCGGCGACAAAAAAACGGCCCTTGTTGTAAAAGCCGTTCATGTCGTTTAATTGCTGCTCTAGCCATAACGCCGCTGCGTATGGGTCCGTTAGTCCGTCAATCGCTTCCATTTGTCAAAGTTTGTTTCCCACGTTAATAAATCAAAATCTTCTCCAAGCTCCCAAAGTAGCTTCTCTCGTTCTAAGTTCTTAGCCCAAAACATAGTATTTGCATGGTGCTTGCTGCGCGTAACGTAAAGCGCCAGCCTTTGTAAAAGCTCCGCCTGGTAGTATAGTTCGTCTAGCTCCGCTTCAACAGCTGCCACCTCTTTGCGTAGATTACGCATGTCAAATCCTTTAGCTTCGCTTCGGTCTAGGTACGCTTTTATCCCTTTCATAGCTAATTAGTTCTAGTGTTCCTGGCAATTCATTCATAAAGCTTCTAAGCTGCCCTACGCTATTAAATTTAAGCTCCATTTTGTTAAGCTCACGGGTAGCTCGGTGCCGTATGTAAATTATGTAATTCATAAAACGCGGTTTTGCTTTAGCATGTGCGCTATTTCGGTTGCATCTTCTACGCTCATAACCACCAGTGTGGTTTTGCGGTTGCGCTTCCATAAAAGCACGTTATACATGCCAGGGGTGCTAGGCATGTGTTCAAGCACCGCGTGTGGATCTAGCCCACGCTCTACGTGCTTGCACTGTATGTAAAAAGGGTAAGTTTCTACTAGGTCTACGCCTTGGCCGTCTAGCCATTTGTTCATTAAACGGCTAGTCTGCACGTTAGGAAAAAGCGGCCGTAACATTCTAGCTACGGCCACCTCAAACCTATTACCTTTTTGCTTCACGTTCACCGGTCGAAAGCGTCTAATTCATTCGCGTAATCATCGCAAATTCGGTAAACTTTAAAGTAAAGCTCGTCCGGCATCTTTACAGCATAACCAGCTATAAACAAAGTAACGCGGTTTACTACCATGCGGCAGCCGTCCTCGTCGCAGTCGCGCACGTACTCTACTACTAGATTTTCCTCTAGGTTCAAGTCGCCAAAGTTGTACTCCTCTATCATTTTCTTTGACTTTCGTACCAGTGTAACCAGGTCTTGATTTTGAGTAGTTGCTTTTGCTGGCCCCAAAGTTCGCTCTGCTCCTCTAGTACTGCTTCTTGCATCTTATGGCGTATTAAGGAAAGCTGGCCCTCAATGAAAGCGCCAAGCTCTACGCATACCGGGGTTTCAAAATTGCTCATGTGCGGTAACCATTTCGTCGTAGAGGTACTTAGCAACTAGGTATACCTCTTGTAAGGTCTTGGTGGGGTCAGCGTTCAAACGCTCCATAGCCATTTTAAAGGCCACTTGAATTAAGATACTACGGTCTTTACCTCCTGCATTATTTGCGGGAGCTTGTGCCATAGTTAATACTTGCCCATTAAAAGGGGCGGGCGCAACTTGCTGCATGTACTCACTAACGATTTTACCCTGGGGAGTTCCGTTGCGGTCCGTCTTACCGGTTAGCTCGTAGTTAATAGACTGCCCGTTAATAAAAGCGTCTGCCTTTTTAGAATTTACCTTAAAGTGGTCACCGTTGGCCATGCGTAGCTCGTAGGCGTACATTAAACCGTAGGCACTCTGCCATGTTCCGTCCCCGGTGGCGTGCTGTATTGTGCTAGTTTTCATAGAGTAAACGAATTATAATTATTACAAACATTAAAACGCTCCCAGTAACGGAAACGAAAGCCGCCAGGGGTAAGCCCACGCGGTCAATCCAATTTAAAAATCTATTTGCCATTTTGTGTTAGTGTTGGTTAACACGGCAATAGTAATAATAAAAATCTTAACTGCGAAATTTATTTTCGTTAAGAATTTGCGGCGTAACGTCCAGCACCGTGTTTTTGTGGGTCCTACGGTAGTAAAAATCTACCGTTACGCATCCGATAGGCTTGGGCGGTGCCCCACGTTCTACGTGCCAGCCAAAGGCCCCGTCCCCGTACTCGTCCTTATAGGTCCCAGTACGTAAATGCAGTACCTCTTTTAAAATAGGCACACGGTGACCATCTAGCCCTGCCTTGGTTTGGTACATTGCGTACAGCTCGTGTACGTGGCCCATCCATACGCAGTCGGCACCTTCAATGTCCGCCATTTTACGCTGGTGCTGTATGGTTCCCTTCGTTACTGCTCCGCCGCCACCGCTTCCGTGATAATAGTGTATCGCGTAAGATTTGCGGCTGGTTTGCCTAGCAAATTGTACCGTAAGCCAGCCACCGTAGCCCCCGACGGTAATAGGTATGGCGGGTTTGTGAGTGTAGTTAAATAAGTCGGCGAAGCGCTGGAGTGGGTCGGTCTCCACGTTTTTAATAATTGCGGTTTCGTGGTTTCCATAGGCTATAAATATAATGGTTTCTGCCCAGTCCCCGAACCATTTTACGGCATCTTCTATGACAGCATCCAGGTAGTTTACCTTGTTATGCTCAGGCAGTATGTCCTTTTTACTGCGTCTTGGGTCGTACTTACCCTGCATTAAACAAAAAAAGTCGCCATTTATGGCAACTTTAGCCCCTTCTTCTTTGGCAAGGGTTAAATGTTTCGCAAGGGCTTCTCGGTCACAGTGGGGGTTATCCCAGTGTAAGTCCGAAAGCATGTACAATTTAAATTTTTTACCTTCTACTTTAATAGTGTGGCTATTTCGGTGATGCGTTTGTATCATTTTTTAAGTATTACCACTAGCAAGGTAATACCTAAAACCAAGATAGGCAGCATAGTAAACATTTCTTGACGGCGCGTTGGCTTTTTGTTAACCTCGCGTATGGTCTGCGTATTGCTAAATACCGTATCGCCTTTGCATGTCCCCTTAACATAAATGCGGTCCCCTGGTAACCGTACTATTTCCACTTGGACCCTATCCTGGACCAGCGTAATGCTATCCCGAAGCGTCACCGTATCGCGTAGCGTCTGCGTTTCGCGTATGGTAATGGTTTCGGTATTGATTATTTTGGGGCTACATGCTACTATAAGTAACACGACGGCCCACGTTGCGAGCGCGTAGGGTTTCACGTTTTAAGTCTTTAGGGTTGTAGCTTACATGCACCCACTGCGGCTGCTTATCATTGCCGAACTCATAAATAAGCTGGCTATACATGGCATTGTTCTTTAGCCAGTCAAATATCTTGCGGTGGTCCCCGTCCGGGCTTTGCAGGTCGGCCGCGAAACCATACAAATGGTCAGACTTATACGCTCCGTTTGCCGCCTCATTCACGAGCTTGGACCTATACCCGCTTGTTACCGTTACTGGCCCTACCGCGTCGCGTAGTGGCTGCAATACCTTTTGGCATAGCATAAGTAGGTTAGCCTCAATTTGTGGCGTTGGCGTATTGTCAAAAGCAAAGCGGGTCTTTGTCAGCTCCGCGAGTGTGAAATTCTTGGTCATTTGTCCTTTGCAAAAAGTAGTCCTACGATCGCTGGCAAAAATACGCCAGCTTCAACCAAGGTAGCCTTTTCATACCAAACCATAATCATGGCCACGCCGAATACAATACCAGCTAGGCAGCTAGTTTTTGGGTTCTCCAGTATTCTTTTTAACATCTTTGCGCCACTGGTAAAGGGTGTAGCCTATGGTTAGGCAAAATGAAATAGCGCCTACGATTGGCATAACTTGCGCGGCTACCGTGCTAAACATATTTAGCGTCCAGGCTCCTACTATGTGGTCGTTTGTCATTACTCCCAGGTCATGCCGGCAAACTGGTGCGCTTCGCTGCCAGGTGCCACGTTAACTACGTAGCTAGCGAACCCGGCTACGGGTGCGTCAGCCCACAAAATGTCAATGCTTTGCTTTGTGCTTAGGTCCGTGCAAACGGGCTTACCTTCAGCGTCTACGCCCCAGGCTTTGCACAGTTTGCCAAGCTCCACCACGGCCACCACTTTGGCGGGGTCCCAGCTCGTAAAGCCGTTGGCCTCTACTTCAATTTTGGCGCGTAGTTCCGTCCACTTGGCGGCACTCATTTCGTATTTTTTCCAGGTCATAATGCGGTTAGTTCAGCTAGTTGAGCGTCGGTTAAGTTTTGGTTAAAGTAAAGGAACTTTTGCAAACGTCCCTTATTGCCTTGACCAGAGTAGTCCGGGCTATTAAGGCTCACCTTGTTGGCCGAACGCTGTACCGTAGTACCTCGCGTTTGGCTAATTGTTTGCTTTACTCCGTCAATAAACAGCACGTTATTAGCAAAGTTTGAAAAGTCAAATACTCCGGCTATCTTATGCACGTTCCCGTCAAAAAGGCCTGTGCCGTTGGCAATTCCGTAGCTATCGCCTACCCATGAATTAAAACCAAACTTACCGCCATCAATTCCCCAGTAATACATACCGTATTGGCTGGTGGTTCCGTTTCTAAAACCACCGATATTGATGAGCAAACCCACTTCGGCTGGGTTAAACTTGTACTCCCAGTAAAGTACGGCCTTGGTTCCAGTTGGGGTTAGGTTGAAATTACCTGCTTCGCCAGCGCTGGTATCAAGGTCCGCCAAACGGGTTACCGCTGCCGTGGTGGTGGGGATGTACGAGGTGACGTAGGCTCCCGCTTCTATTTGTGCGCCCCAATAATAGCAACTGCCATTTGTAGCATTTTGCCAATCTAATGACCCCGTAGTAGTGTCGGGTTGGTAATTAGTATTGTTTGAAGATTGTAAAACCATAAAAGCTTTATCTGAACCACTAGCAAAAGTGCCCGTTGCAGTAATTCTATACCATCCATTACCCACTGGAGTAATTGAACAACTTGTATTTGTAACATTTGTTCCGCTTGTATTTTGTGCTTGTATTGTTCCATCATCCAAATTAAACACGGGCTGATATCTATGATTTACAAGTGTTAAAGATGCCATTGCAATACTTACATATTTATTTGTGCCTTTCTTAGCATAAATAGACTGCGTCGAAGTTGTTGCCGCGATATCTGATAATTGATAAACAAATACTAAATTAGGGCCAATATTATTTGCGCTATCCGCGTTTTGTGTACCATCTGGTGAAACAATAGTATTTGCCGTTACCGAGCTGTTACCTCCCTTAATCCAAGCCGCATTATCGAGCTGCTCACTATATAAATAAGAATTCGTCCTTTGCGGCTCTAGCAAAAGCTTAGGGCAAGTGCTGTTTAGGTAATCCAAACGCGGCACGCCGCTAGCTACCGACGCAACCAGTCCGCTGGCGTTTACTCGCGTAGCTGTGCTGGCACGGGTAAAGGTCAGCTGCCCGTCCGTGGTTAGCGGCTTTTGGGCGTATACCTTGCCGCTTTTGTAGCCCGAAGGGACTACTACTAGGCTGGCTAAATCATAAAATGCGCTCATAGTAAATTGGCGATAGCGTTAATGGTGCAGTCCCGTGCTTCCGTTGTTCCACTGTCAGCCAGTACGTAGGCCTCGTAGGTGTTCCAAACTTGAGCGGCGTAATTACCCCCAGTAAAGATAGTTATAAATTGTGCGGTGTTCATAGTGTGCAGGTGTTAGTTTCGACTATGCCTCCGTCAGCGTAGACATAGGCATAATACGCTAAATTGTAAGGAAAATAATAGGTTTGCTGCATTACGCTTCTAGTTCAAAGGCTGGGTCTTTAGTCAAAAGTATGCTACTCTTAAGCTCCGTATTGTAAAAAAGCGCATAGGTAACGCGCGTAGTATCCCAGGTATAGGTTAGTGAAATAGGTATATAATAAAAAAGCCCCCAGTACCCGTAGTGCGTAAAGCGGCTGGTGCCGTGTAGGTCTAGCTCGTAATACTCCTGGGGCTGCCCGCGTTGCTGCGTTAAACGGTTGGCTGTAATCCATAGCAATGGCTGAGTAACGCCCCCCGGTCCGTCTACAAAATCCGATATGTTAATAGAAGCGTTTGTAATTGCCTGCAAAATTGGGGTGCCTTTTGCTATATCCCCTATCCTGGTGCTTAGGTCTACCTTTTCGCCAAGCACTCGCGCTGTATTGTCTGCGCGGTACGTGGTCTGCGTTTGCCCGGTTCCATGTAGGCGTATGTCGTATTTTATTTTAGGCTTGGTAAGAAATAAAGGGTCACCGTCTATTTGCACTAACTCCAGGTAAAGCCATACAGCACCATTACCAAGCGCAGGCGTTACTGGTATGTGGTAATTGTTAAGGGTGCCGGATGCTACCGTTATAATACCTGGTGAGCCGTGCGCATGAATAACCCCACTGTCTTGAAAAGACATAAAAAGGTTATCGCCCCATACTGTGGCGTTTGTGCTTTTAGTTCCGTACATTAAAAACAGCCTAAATTCGACCGTGTAATGACTGTCGTAGTCCCCTGGGTAGCTAGCCGTAGCTTGCATTAACGTATCGAATAAATCAAAGTGCGTGGTGCCATCGCCCGAATACATGCCCAAGGGTATGCCGGGCTTTGTAATGTACACTGGTCCAAAGCCAAAAGTGCCTACGTACTCCTGGTGTTCTGCAAAGGCTAAAGCTGAACGAAATGCAAAATTAGTATTACCAAAAGCGTGGGTTATGTCCATTTGCTTTACGGCGGGTAAATACATTTTAGTACCACCCGACTGCACGGGTAGCGTCTGTGTGCTACTAAAGCCGCGACGGACTAGGAACGTACCAAAAAAGTTATAAAAACTATACACGCTGTCATTGACGCGCGTAAAGTCTTGGAACACTATAAAGCCTTTGTCTTGGTACATGCGTAGGCCATAAATCACGCAAATGTCGCTAAGTACCTCTCGGTAGGTCCGGTAGTTTTTGCTTTCGTCCGTGTAAAAAAGTTCGTGGTATCCCCCCGTATGGTATAGCCCGTCAAAGGTTTTACTCAAACTATCGGATGCCCTTCGCGTTGTATCGCTTACCGCGAACCCGTCAAACAAATTAAAAAAGCCCATGCGGTTAAACATATCGGCTATCTGAATTATAAAGGACTTGTACCCCGAATAGGTGTACATGCTGCTAGACTGGTCCAGCTTGTAAAATCCGTCGCCAGCTATAATCGTTATAAACCTAGCGCCGTTTACCACTTCAACAGTCCCGACGCTTGGAGTAATTACCCCTGCCCATTCCTTACTTAGGCCTTGGAATAACTCCATGTAAAAGATGCCCTCTGCGTCCTTTAAAACATTCTCTAAGGCCACGGCAAAGGGGAAGCTGTTAAGTACCGCGTTAAGCTCCATACGGCTGCTCACAATGCCTGGTACGTATGCGTCCTGGGAGTCGTAAGTAACGGACCAACTAGCCGTTTCAAACTCAAACGGCAAATAACTTGCTTGGTCGGTATCGGCGTATATTTTAATAGTATAGCCTTTAGTCGAACTGTACGCAAATAATTGGTTTGCCATTACCGTACTCCTGCAAGTGCTTTATTAACGCGCCCCGAATTTGCCGAAAGGTCGAAGCCTTTAAGACTTGCCACCAGCTCCACTATGCCACCTTCGCCAAAAATGCTACCCAAGCCAGTGCCGCTGCTTAAGCCTTTAAATGCTTTGCCGAAACTTATTTTAGGCATAATGCTACTTATTACTAACGCCAGGGCGGAGGTAACGGCTAAGGCTACCAGCATTTGCTTTACGTAGTTCTTAATGGAATTACCCATCTCCTCAAAAAAGCTGGTACCGTTTACCATGGCTGCATTAAAACTACTGGTGAAGATTACGCCAAACTCTGCGCCTAACCTACCTAATAGTTCCATTTCCTCGTTATACCTACGCAGGCTTTCCTGCACTTGCTCAAAGGTTCCTACGCTGCCTTGTAGGGCAGGTAAAAAGGTTTGCCTTAGTATTTCTCCGGCCTTTAGCGTAACGGTGCCAAAAGACTTTAGGCCTTTAGTGTTTAGTTTGTCTACGCTTATAAGGGCTTGGTCCCCGCCTAGGTATATTTTGCCCATGGCCTTATCTATGGCCAGGCTGAGATTACCTATGTTTTTGGTAAGCTCCACAAAGCGAGCGCTGCCTATTTGTGTGTTCTCTAGCTCCGCGTTAAAGGCAGCCAGGCGCTCCTTCATGCTCGAAAGCGTTTGAGCGCTAAAATTACCAAAGTTTAGTACCGACGGTCCAGGGGGTAGGTTTGGCTCGGTGGCCCCTACGTTTTGTGGTTCAAAGCCTTGGCTGGCTATTGTCGCAATACGCCGCGCTGAAATTGTGCCGGTACTTTGTACCATGGCTTGAATCATACCCTCAAAGCCTAGGCTAAGGTCTTTAAACAGCTGGTCGAATAGGTCGTAAAACGAAAGGGCGGCAGTTTGTAGACCTACGCCCATGGATGCCTTTAAATTGTCAAACTTAACCGAAAGCTGCTGAACTCGGTCGCTGGCATTGTCGGTAGCCTTACCCATGGCCGCTAGCTGCTCCTGCGCTATTTCGCCTACGGCTGCCGTAACCTCGCCGACGCTTGCAGCTTCTACGCTTACGCCGTTTAGCTTGCTGCGCAGCATGCTGGCGCTTATGCCCAGGTTGTCTAAGATTAACGGCGACTTACGACCTATACCCGTTACAATGGATTCTACCAGGTAGTCTACCTCTTGCCCGGTTTCCTGCGCTCGGCGTTTGGCGAACTCCAAAAGGCCGCCTAGCTTTTCTACCCCTATGCCAAAGTTATTGGCCATAGTAGCTTTTTTCATAAGCTCCAGGTCGGAAACTAGTCCATTTGTGGACTTGCGTAACTGGTCCAGGGTCGTGGCTCCCCCTATCCTTTTAAAGCCTTGCTCTACCTTTTGCAGTTCGTTTCCGAGCTTAAAGGCTTCGCTGGCAAAAGCCGTGATTTGGCCTACGGCGAAAGTGGCCCCAATTAGGCCACCTAAGTTACCAAACAGCTTCGACGTTTCCTTTAGTTTAGCGTCTACTTGCTGTATGCCACGGCGGAAGCCGTCTGCGTCTAAGCCTAATAATACTTTACTGGTTACGTCCATAGCTTCTTAATAATGCCCTTAGGCTGCTTTCTTTTTTCTCATCTTCAAACGCTAGTAGGTCGGTTTCGGAAATTGCTTTCTTTACCGACTTCCCGCTTATGTTTACCAGCACGGCGGCTAGCCATCGCTGCCTTCGCCACTCGTCCTTTTCCCGTTCCAAGGCGTGCCTAAACACGGCCTCTAATTGTTCCAGCGTTAACGTCTTTGCTTCGCTAGGCGCAATGCCTAAGCGACCCACCAGCTGGCCTAGTACGTCTACTGGGCCGCCGGCTGGGAAAAAGGGCCGTTAAGCCGCTGGGTTAGTTCGGTAATGTCCCAAGCCCCTGCCATAGCCTTGAACTCGTCAAAGCTTGGCCGGTCTGCCATGTCCCAAAATTCTTGAGCGTATAGCATACCTAGCATGTCTGCCAGGCCTAGGTTACCCATATTAGTTACGCTTTTACCCGTAACCTCCTCGAATAGTAATGCTGCCCCCAGCGTAAACTTTTTCCCTTCCATGGCTCTAGTTTGTACCTACGGTAAAAGCTCCAGTACCGTTAAGCGTAAAGCTTACTGTACCATTGTCTTTGTCCGGTGCGCTAACTGAAAGTTGCGAAAGGATGGCATCGCCTTCTACTTTGGTTTCACCGGCTACGGGCGTAACGCCACCAGCTGTAACTTGGGTAATGCGAATTTTAACTAGGTCGCCTACTTTGGCGTATAGTTCGTCTACGTTCCACTTTGCTGCGTCGTCGTCGCCTAGGATGCTGCTACCGCTAATAGTCCAAGACTTAGCGCTGGTTACGTAAGAGCGAAATACTGCAATGTCTTTGCTAGTGGTTTCGCGGGTATCGGCGTTCAGCTCAATGCTGCACTCCGTTTCGGCTGCAAACGCCTTGTAGGTCGTTCCGCCGTCTGCGCTTAAAAAAAGGCGAACTTCTCCGCCGCTGATGTTGCTCATAATTATTTGTTTATTAGAAAGGTGAAATCGGCAGCTAGTATAATACTTTCCTGCTGTTCATTGTAAAAGGCTTGCATGTTCTCCATGTAACCTACCGTAAAGGTGTTGTGTATTGTTTTAAGATACGTGCGTATTGTGGCAAGTTCTGCCTGGGCTGTATCGGCGCTAGCGAAATGCAGGAAAAGCGTAGCGCTTACCTTTTCCATTTTCTCGTCGTCTTTGGTTTCGCTTACCACTATGCCGTTTAAGGTAATCACTATAAAATCCGACGTGAGGCCCTGCGGGGCTGCCAAGCTAAAGACTGGCGTAGCCGTGGCCGCGTTCACTGCGTCGTATATGTACTGTAAATAGTTCACCTCAAATGCGCTTTGATGCGCTTTTGTACAAAGTTACTAATTTTTTCCGCTGCCTTGCGGGGCACGTCGCTACCTTGTAACGCTTTATCAAAAAATTCCTTTGGCGTAAAATTCTTTGCAGTTCCGCCGAATAGCTGCCAGGGTGCGTAGTATGCCCCCTTTTTTTTGCTTGAGCGTATGCCCACTACTACGTAAGCCTTAACGGTTCCTTTGTTGGCGAATACGTCTATGGTTTTGTAAAGGTTGTAAAATGCGCCGTTTGTTTTTTTGTTGGCATCTTTTACGCCGCGTGCCTTGTACCCGGCTTTGCCTTGTAACTCATTGTAAGCCTCTTTGCGGGCCCTTTCCACTAGCGGGCGTGCTTCGGTCTTTAAGACGTTCCGAAGCTCCCTAAAACGCAAAGTTTCCGACGTGCCTAATTTCTTTAGGTTCTGCCGGAACTGGTCGAAGCTTTCCACTCTGCCGCTTTCGCTCTTTAGGTAAATAGTGTTACCCCGTGCCATTATCGCGTAAAGTTGTTTTGACTAGCAAAAAACGGCGGCGGCCTTCGGGCGCTACGCTTACTATATCGTAGTCCTCGGCGTTGTAGGTTAGCTTCCATTTTGCTGCCACGCTGTTGGGGTAGCGTAACCGCCAGGTAATGCTGGTGGCGCTTTGAATTTGGTCGTACGGCATGGTTTCCGTACCGGTTGCGCCTGGTACTATGCGCTCGGCGTAAAATGAGCCTGCGCTGGTCCAGGTCTTTGTTACCTGGCCGCTGTTATTTGTGGCCGTAGTCGGCTGGTAAAGCGTAACGCGCAGGTCTAGCATTACGAGAAATTTTGGCGGTAGCGAAACGCTAGGCGGTCAAAAAAGCGGTTTGAATTGTACGGCAAGTCGTCGCCGTAGTCGTACCCGAATTTAATGCGCTGGTAAAGCGCGTGTTTAATGTCTGCGGGTGGGTTAGTATCGCCGCACGTAAAGACTATCACCATACGCTCAGGGGTTTCCTTTAGCGTTAGGGTCGTATTAACATAGGTATAATCGGTGTACAAAGCTAGCACCGTGCTAGCCCCTTCATCGTCGTATGCCGTTACACTTGTAATAGCCGTAACCGGACCCAGGGGGAGAGCGTATTGCTCCTGCCCCCAGGTGTCCACTGTTACAGTTGTTGCACCTAAACGGTAGCCGGTATAGCTGTTAAATTCCTCGACCGCTGCGCTGAATAGCATAGTTAGTAGCGCGTCGTCTGCGCTACCGTCTACACGGCAAAAGGCCTTGACTTCGGTAAGGTTTACCGTAATCGGAGTATAACTGCTAACCGTTACCATGTTTAGATAGTTACGTCAGTTGCTAGAGCAAAAGATGCGTTGCGCAATACGGCTACGTCCATAAAGCGCTCTACGTAGATTTCCACGATTGAGGACTTCATTTGAGAATAAGGGTCAACCATCAAAGTGGCTCCGCCCCAAAATCCGATTTGAACGTCTGCGAAATTACCGAAAAGTAAGCCGTAGGTATCGGGAGTACCAGTGGTCTTTTTAGAAACCGTGGTATTAAAGATATTGTAACCGTTTGCAGTCTTAACTGGGTCAAGCATGCCTTCAACCAGGAAGCGTCCGCTACCAGCGTCTACTTTGGTTTTCTTTAGCTTGGCTACTACGTTAGGGTGAGTAACGTAAGCAAGGTTGCCAGCTAGTGCGTCGCTTGCAGCTAGTGCAGCTTCCATGTCTACTAGGTCGTCAAAAGAAATAGCACCTAGGGCCAAAGCCTGCGCTGCTAGTTCAGTGTAGATACCGCTAGGCTGGTTAGATGAGCCAGTACCATTAAGTACGGCGTTCTCTAGGCCTTTGTTGAACGAAAGGTTGAGCTGCTGAATTACGCGCTGCTCAATTCCACGGCTGTACTCTTGGCGCAGCAGTTGGTTTGACATAGACGCAGAAATTACGGCACGCTTAGGCGACATAGTAACTTTATCAAAGTTGATGTCTTGAACGGTGTCGGTTCCGGTTTCAGTCTGCCAGTTTAGCGTGTAGCTAGACGTTTGCTTAGGGAAGTCGATGTTACCTACCAAGTTCTCTGCAACTGAGCAAAGGCCAAGCGTAGGTGTGTTGGGGTACAAAAAGTCAATGTAACGTCCTGGCTCGGTAAATACCAGGTCGCCGCCAAGGTTTCCACCAGTTCCGCCAGTAACTGACTGTGTACGGGTAAAAAGCATTTCGGGCATGTTGATAGCGTGCATGTCGCGTGCGTCAACTCCAAGCCTGCGCTTTTCGTTTAGGCCTTCTTGGTTTACTTCGGCTTCTAGGCCAGTAAGTTTACCGCTACGGGCTTCGTTAATAGCCTTGATGATGTTAAATTTTCCAAGGTTGCGAGCTTCGTTTTTTGAAAGCTGACCTTGAACGGCTGATGCGTCTACAAAAGTATTAGCTCTTGTTTCTGCTTCGTTTTCGTGATTTTCCACGGTTTCGGGGTTTTGGGTTAATTGTTCGGGTTCTGCCTCTTGCAAGGCCTTTTCTAGCGACCGTAATGCTACGGACGTAGTGGGGTTAGCCCCGCGAGGGGTTAAGCTAATATCGTACATTTCGCCAATTTGCTCGATTACTCGGGTCGGCTTTTCGCTGCGTACGTTCTCCCAGCGTTCTTTTTTTACGGTAAATGCCCAGCTTGCCTGGTCCACGTCGCCGCGACCTACTAGCGTGCGTACCTCGTTACCCGTTGACGTATCGGGCAAGTCAAAGCGGAACTTTAGGCCCTCTTGGTCTTGCTCTAGGCTTAGGGTGCCTTCGCCGTACTTGGACCTAGCTAGTACGCGGTCGTAGTCGTGGTTGTACAAAGCGTGTACGTCGTAGTCGTTTAACTCGCCTAGCGCGTTAACGTCTATGCGCTCCATAAAGGAACCCATATCGTACTCGTTCCAGTTAAGGGCGTAGCCTTCTACGGTATTACTCTCCGTTACCGGTATCGTCCGGCTGCGTATTTCCTTCTCCATTTTGTTGGTCTGTGCTGCCCATATGCATGGGCTTGTTATATATGTCGCCGCCTTCAATAGGTGCTAGACCTTCAGTGCGGCGTATTTCGTTGGCGCTCATTACGCCTATGTTCCAGTAATTCACGTTACGCTGTACCTCAGTGGTAATGTCGCCACGCATAAGGGCCTTAAGGTCCAGCTGGAATACACGGTTACCGCTTAGTAGCTTGTTGGTAAACTCCATTTCGATTACCTCAATTAGCGGACGGATGCAGTCGCTGACAAACTGCGCGTTTTGCGCTTCTATGCTGTTGGCGTAGCCTGCGCCATCCATGTGGCCAATTTTGTGCGGGGGGACGCTGTAAAGGCGGCATATTTCTTCAACACTAAACCTCAAGCTTTCGATTAGCTGGCTCTCTTGAAAGTTCGCAGCTACCGGCTTGTACTCTGCCCCCT